AAAGAATTGTGGCAAAAAATAATCGAACTTAGAATGCATACTGGAGAACCTTACATTCATTTTATTGACACAAGCAATAGAATGATGCCACAATTTCAAAAAGACAAAGGTCTTTCAATTAGACAGTCAAATCTCTGTTCGGAGATTATTCTTCCAACAGATAAAGATAGAACTGCTGTTTGTTGCCTCTCATCAGTAAATTTAGAGTATTATGATGATTGGAAAAATCATCCAACCTTTCTTCAAGATGTGGCAGAAATGCTTGATAATGTTTTGCAGTATTTCATCGATAATTCTCCTGATAGCATATCACGCGCAAAATACAGTGCTAGTATGGAACGTTCTATCGGTGTTGGTGCTCTTGGTTATCATGCATATTTGCAAAAAAATAACATTCCATGGGAATCAGCCCTAGCAGTTGGTAGAAATATAAACATTTTCAAAAACATTAAAAAAGGATTAGATGATGCAAATCTTAAATTGGGTAAAGAGAGAGGCGAAGCCCCTGATTGCGCTGGCACTGGGCGTCGTTTTTCCCATGTCATGGCTATTGCACCTAATGCTTCCTCCAGTATTATTATGGGCAACACTAGTCCCTCTATTGAGCCTTATCGTGCTAACGCATATCGTCAAGACACACTCTCAGGAGCGCACCTGAATAAAAACAAGTATTTGGACAATATAATCAAAAAAGAAGCCGAATCACGTAAAGGTGGATGGTATGATGAAACTTGGTCAAGCATTATTGCCAATGATGGCTCAATACAACATTTGGAGTGGATAGATGATTGGACTAAAGATGTATTCAAAACATCAATGGAAATCGACCAACGATGGGTCATTCAACATGCATCCGACCGTCAACAATTCATCGATCAAGCTCAGTCTTTGAATTTGTTCTTTAGGCCCGATTCTCACATTAAATATCTTCACGCTGTTCATTTTCAAGCATGGAAATCTGGTCTAAAAACTCTTTATTACTGCCGTTCAGAAAAATTAGCGAAAGCCGATAAAGTTTCCAAAAAGATTGAAAGACAAGTAATCCAAGAAAGTGACATGAAAGCACTTGCTCAAGGAAACGATTGTTTGGCATGTGAAGGATAAAAAATGTTAGAAACTATCGGTGAAATTTTCCGTGAAGGTTACCGTCGTGGCTGGGTGACAACCCGCGACGGTAATGCCAGCCTTAGATATAATACTGTAGATCATTTTCACATTAGTCCAACAAGTGGTGAACTTCCTATGCATTGGGGAGTACAAAGAAAAATTAACACTGAAGTCCGAGTTGTTATACATATGCATCCGACTTATATTACGGCAGCAATGTATAGAGGAATTAACTTGCAGGATTTAGTGGCAGAATTTCCAGAACTAAGTAGATACACTACCGTAGGCCCTACTGTTCCTTTGATCCCTCCTATAACGCAAGAACTGGCTGACGCATGTGTCGAAAATTTAGGCGTTGCCTCTGACGGAAGTTTAAAATATAATATCGTAGGAATGGACCGCCATGGAGCTATTGCAGTTGATACAAGCCCATGGCGAGCATTTGAACATATAGAACGGTTGGAGCATATATGCAAGATCGTATTGTCTTCAGGGAGCTTTAAATGAAAGACTATTCAGACTTTAATACGCAAAAGCAAATTTTATTGGAATACATGCAAGTTATGATCGCTCTTCAGGATTGGCACGGTGTTGCAGATGTTGCTATGGACTTAAGAGAACTAGAAGCTAAAAACATAAAGGGTAAAAATGATTAAGAAAACAAACCTAAAACTGACCGACGAAAGAAACAGTTTTAAACCTTTTAACTACCCTTGGGCGTATGATGCTTGGATTAAGCACGAACAAGCGCATTGGCTCCACACAGAAGTTCCGATGATTGAAGATGTTAAAGATTGGAAAAATAGATTGAGTGATGGAGAAAAACAATTCCTGACACACATTTTTCGTTTCTTTACACAAGGTGACATTGATGTTGCAGGAGGTTATGTTCGTAACTATCTACCATATTTTCCGCAACCTGAAGTTCGAATGATGTTAGCCGGCTTTGCTGCAAGAGAAGCACTGCATATTGCGGCCTACAGTCATCTGATTGAAACTCTTGGGCTTCCAGAAACAACATACAATCAATTTCTAGAGTATCAACAGATGAGAGACAAGCATGACTATGTAACAGACCTTTCATCAAAAAACGGTACAAAAGAATCAACCGCAACACATATTGCAGTATTTTCAGCCTTTACTGAAGGTATGCAACTGTTTTCTTCTTTCATCATGTTACTTAACTTCCCACGTAACGGAAAAATGAAGGGCATGGGGCAAATTATCACCTGGTCTATTGTAGATGAAACGATTCACGCAGAAAGCATGATAAAATTGTTCCGGGCATATATAGAAGAAAATAAAGAAATTTGGAATGATGAGCTTAAGGGAAAAATTTATACTATTGCTACAAAAATGGTCGACCTCGAAGATCGTTTTATTGATTTGGCATTCAGCATGGGCGATATGCCTAATTTATCTAGTGATGACGTTAAACGTTATATTCGTTATATTGCTGATCGCCGCCTTATTAGTATGGGCCTCAAGGGCATAATGAAAGTGAAAACCAATCCTCTTCCTTGGGTTGAGGAAATGATTAATGCACCAACACACACAAACTTCTTTGAAAATAGAGCGACAGATTATGCAAAAGGCGCTCTCTCAGGAAATTGGGGAGAAGTTTGGGCCTAAGGAGTAAAAATGATAGAAAAATTAGTATCAGCGGAGTGTTCAGAATGTGAATCAATCTTTGAAATGTCATATCAACAAGAACTAGTATCAAAAGAAGTTCCTTGCTTTTGCCCCTTCTGCGGCGAAAAGATCGAAGATGTCCAAGAAGAAGAATATATAGATGAGGATGACTTCGATGAGAATGAGGAATGGCGATAAATTGGATTTACAAAGAAAAAGACTTTCTTGAAGAAAACATAGAAGATAATTATGGATTTGTTTATCTGATAACAAACTTAAAGACTGGTAAAAAATACATCGGTAAAAAATTTTTCTATTCTTCGAAAACAAAAACTGTCAAAGGTAAAAAGAAACGGATTAAAGTAAGTTCAGATTGGCAAACTTATTACGGATCTAACACAGAACTTCAAAAAGATGTTATAATGCTAGGAACAGAAAACTTCAAAAGAGAAATTCTGTTCCTGTGCAAAACAAAAGGTGAGTGTGGATATCTTGAAGCCAAAGAACAATTTGTTAGGCAAGTTTTGGAATCGAATGAATATTACAACACTTGGATTATGGTTAGAGTTAGAAAAAATCATCTAAAGGCTAAAACAATTGATTAACATCATAGAAAAATTCCGTGATAAACAAATGGATGGTATTGAGTTTTTTAAAAATAACAATGAATACACGGTAAATTTATTCGATTACAAAGAAAAAGGTGAAAAAGTTCTAGGATCTGATATGGCCATCGAATCATTATGGTGACTATGTTCCAGAAAAGACCGAGGCCATACTTACCTCTCCTCTACATTTTGTTGAAAGATTAATGAACGACAATTTTGTTGGAGTGATTGCAAAGGTGACCACAACATCCGAAGATGTGATGCAAAAAGTTTTGGAAAGTTTAATGCCATATAATCTTGAAAATGAAGGAAATCAAAATGATGAATAAGTATGAATTGAAAGAAGTTCTTCAAAATTCAGTTGTCACTGTAGTGTTTACAAAAGTTGATGGTACAGAAAGAACGATGAATTGCACTCTACTTCCAGAGTACATTCCTACAACTGTTGCAGAAAAACAACAACTTTTGACTGAGAGTTTGCCAAAAGCAGAAAATCCTAATACAATAGCAGTGTGGGATTTGGAAAGTAATGGTTGGCGGTCATTTCGCCTCGACTCTATCAAAACTGTGACAAAAAATGAGACTAACATCCGTTAAAGATTATGAGAAGCAATTTTCAGGTGGTGAACCCACCTGGAAAAATCCTGATAGTTCTATCGTAAAAGCTCTTAATTGGTACAACTATCATAGTGATGTAAAAGAAAGCAAAAAGTATACTATTCAGTATCTGAAAGACAATAAATTTTCCTCTGAAGATATTTCTCTGTTTGAGAAAGTGCCAGAAGAAAAATTTCTAAACCTTGGCTTTGTTTGTCGAATCAAGAGCCGTGGTGCAAACCTTCCTAAAAATAATTTGAAATGGATTGATGAATTCATTCAAAGACTCAAAAAGGAAGTCGAATCACAAGAAAAGAAAAAGTTCATTGAGCCGAAGCTTACAATTTCGATTCAAGATAGGACTTTGGAAAAGTCCAAAGAATATCTTGGCGAAATCGAGAGCATCGTTGATGAATGTTTTCTTGTCCGCGATTTCGACGCCGTAGAACCTTATGAAGCCATGCAATCCATGGGCATGAAAAGCATTCACGCTTCTTATGTGGCTAAATTCTACGCCGACAAAATTTCTCATCTTGAAGAAGTTATCAAAGGTTCAGATCCTCAGCTTGTCGAAGGTTATTCAAACTTCACTAAAAAGGAACTGAAAGAATACCTTTCTTATATCAAGAAGATCATTGCCGATGCAGAAAAACTGTCTCATAACACAAAACTTACTCGCAAGCCAAGAAAGAAAAAGGTGAAACCTGCTGATAAGGTCGTTTCGAAGCTTATCTACAAAAAAGAAGATTCGGAATACAAAATCGCTTCAGTTGATCCTACTGATATCGTTGGTTGTTCCCAACTGTGGGTGTTTAATACGAAAACGCGCAAGCTTGGAGTCTACAATGCAATTGATGACGATGGCTTGACGGTAAAAGGTACCACGATTCAAAACTTCAATGAACAAACGTCAATTCATAAGACAATCAGAAAACCTGAGGTAACTTTACCAGAACTTCTTAAAAGTGGAAAAGTATCACTAAGGAAATTTCTTTCTAATATCAATTCTGTTGAGCAAAATTTGACAGGCAGAACTAACTCTGATACAATCCTCGTTAGGATTATCAAATAAAGGTATATAATGATTCTCGTTGATCTGAACCAAGTTTTACTTTCTGGTCTGATGGCACAAATCTCTGGTCAAAAAAATATCAAAATCGAAGAAGGGCTTATTCGTCATTTGGTTCTCAATATACTGAGAATGCATATCAAACAATTTCGGCATGAATATGGTGAAGTTGTACTGTGTTGCGACAATAAGACCTATTGGCGAAAAGGCTTTTTTCCTTACTACAAAGCAGGAAGAAAGAAAGCTCGGGAGAAATCTGATCTGGATTGGCACCTGATTTTCAATATTCTTGGAAATCTCAAGCAGGAATTGAAAGATAATTTCCCGTACAAGGTTATTGATGTTGACGGTGCTGAAGCTGACGATATTATTGGTACTCTATCCGCTCGCCACTCTGGTACAGAAAAAGTATTAATTCTGTCTAGTGACGGAGACTTTATGCAACTACAGAAATACAACAATATTAAACAGTATAATCCAGCAACAAAAAAATTTGTCATTTCAAAAAATCCTGCGGCTGAACTGAAAGAGAAGATTATTCAAGGTGATCGTGGTGATGGTATTCCAAATATCTTTTCTCCCGACAATTGTTTTGTTCTTGAACAAAGACAGAAACCTATCACAAAAAATCGATTGAGCGAATTGCTCAATGAAAACTCTGAAAAATATGCAGAAGAAATCAAAAGAGGCTTCATTCGTAACAA